AGTAATATTTTGTCCTAATAATAGTTGAGTATTACCTAATGCAGGATCACCAACTCTAATACTATTTTCTTTTACAAATCTACCATCTGATGCTTTGAGTATACTTTCACCTGGATCATATATTTCAATTTCCTGATTGTATAACGCTCGAAATAATAACTTATAACTCTTTTCAGATCCTCTTGAAGTATATAAATCTTTAGCTCTTTTTAGTAAAAAATGTGTGTTGGCTTGAGTACTTCTTGGAAAGTCAGGTATGACTTCTCTTCTTAAATATTCTGTATACTTGTCTATCGAAGTATCAATATCTTGATAATTTAAAAGATTTCTACTTGCATCTAAAGCATTAGTACCTTGTTCAAGAAATTCATAATATCCCTCAACAAATGCTCTAAATAATGGTGCATCTTCTCTTATAAAATCAGGTACCTGTTGGCCTATCTGATCAGATACTTTTCTTGAAACAGCCATTAGTACACCAGATTAGTTACACCACCTGTTGATCCTGTAGATAAGATTGAACTAGTTTCACTAGAAATTGTTTCAGTTGTACCTGCAGTAGTTACATTTGAAACACTTGATTCTGTTGCACCAGTTGAATCGTTAACAACATCTATAGCAGCTTTTGAGATTAACAATATCATATTTCTAGCTGGACTAATATCATTGATAGCTGGTTTAGCATTTACTTCGATAGTACCAGAGCTTGTAATAATTACACTTTTGATAACAACCAAACCTGAACTATAATTTACAGTACCAGCTGAAGTATTAAGATAAGTTTTGTTATTTTGAGAATCTAAATAATAAATTCTAAGTACACCATTACCATCATCATCTAAGAAACAAGTTTGATTTTGAAATGTAAAAGAAGTACTGGATATAGCACCATAATGTCCTGCATGAGGATTACTTATTCCATTATTGAATGCTATACTATATGAAGTTGTAATGTTTTGATTAGGAGTAAATCTTTTCATCATTGAATATGTAATATTTGCACCAAGTATACTTGTATCGCTTGATACAACATCATCCATAAAAACGCTTTCTCTAAACTTTCTATCAAATAAACTTAGATCTGAAGTCTCAAAATTTCTAACAGCTGTTGCAACTTTGTCAGAAATAGCAGATGCTTGCTCAGATGTTCTTGCTACATCATATCTTACAGTAATTCTTGGTACAACATATAAAAAAGTTGCATCAACAAAAGTTGGAGAGATAGTCACAACATTTTTTGAAGTAAGAAGAGTTGACAACTCAGCCTTTCTTTGATCTGACAATAAATTTCCACTTTTAGGTTTAGCTGCAATATAAACTTTACCATAAATTGGAGGATCATTATCTTCTCCACCCCATACACTTATAGCTTGAAGATCTGGAGCTTCTGCAAGTAATGTTCTTGCATAGTCATTTTTTATAACAGCTCTATTTTGTCTTTGAAAACTTTTAGGTGCATTAAATTTTATACTTGAAGTTGTTTCAGCATTAGCACCTCCAGATGCTGAATTTGCAACTGATACTGTAAATGATGCTTCGCCACCAAGTGCACTAGGTGCTACAAAATTATTTGCACCGTTTGTAGAAGATCCATTAACTACTCTATAATTAACAATGACGATATTTCCATTGTCTAATGCTTTTCCAAGAACATTATCACCAAATAATAATTCATATTTTCCATCTTCATTTTCTTGTATGAAATAAACTTGACTATTTGCTTGTACATCAACTATATTAGTTGCTTCAGTAAATGTTCTTAATGCTGTATTGGATCCACCTGTTTGAATTTGTACTTTTATAGATGTTGTATCTATATTAGGATTATTTAAAATAAATCTTTGAGCAGTAGAAGTATCAACTCCTATTCTTTCTTGTAATGGTTCTCCCTCAGTTATAACAACAGAGTTACTAGTATAACCAGTTGATTGTAATAACACATAATTCTCAGGTGTTGTAAATTTATATTGAATACCATCTATACTTGAAGTAAATAAAGTGTTAGCTGGAATTGTAACACTTGTAACATTACTAGAAGGAGTGATAGTAACATTTAATGTTGCAGAAGATCCTCTTGAAGACGTTGGAGTATAACCTAACATTTTAGCTCTAGCAACAACATTATTTCTAATTTGTGCACTATCAAGAAACATTTCATTACCAACCATGTTAGTGTATATTGAATTATAATAAGTATTGTAAGCAAGAAGATCTATTAGATTAGATAATGCACTTCCTTCAAAATCATAATCGGTAAACTGAGGTTTACCTCTTAAAAATGCTTTGAGATTAGTTTTTATATTATTAAAATTTAAATCTGTAACTCTAATTGTACTATTAGCTGCACCCATTATCTAACTCTCTCTAAAAAGAAACTAATACTTGTTTCTCTTGTTTGATTTACAACTCTAAATGTAATAGTTACATCTGCTGCATTTTGATCTGGTTTAACATCAGCTATTACATCAATTAATTCAGCTCTTGGTTCATATTCATTGATTACTTCAGTTATATTATCTACTATTTCATCTTCTGTAAATCTATCATTAAGTTCAAATAATCTGTTTCTTACATCACATCCTAAAAATGGTTGATATGGTCTTTCACCTTTGTTTGTTAAAACTAAATTTTTTACAGATCTAGCTACAGCTTTTTCATTTACCAAAACATTAAGTTTTCGTGTAACTGGATGTATGTCAAATAATGTATCAAAATCTTTAAATACAATATTATTAATGACTGGAAACTGTGACATTTATTCCTCTTAATTATTTTTCATATCTTGGATCTCTTTGCGTCTATCTTTACATAGTTTCGAAATCTCACTCAATGCTTTTCGAGCTCTAGTACCAGCACTTTTATTTCCTGATACAGCCTTTTCATTTTCATTTGTATAAGTATTGAAAAGACTTACTAAAGTTTCATGTATATCCATAATTATCTCCTTTTACATTATTTATATCAATTTTGGTATTAATCTCCAAGAGAGTCTTTAGCTTCTTGTACTTCATCATCTGTTCTATCAGTATTAGCTACTGCTGTTGCTGAAGTTGGTACTGTAGGTACTGTTAAATCATCACAATTTTCATCTGATGTTCTTGAAGGATCAGAAGGACAACTATAATCAACACCTGTATCATGTCTAGCATAATCATCTTTACCTCTAAATGTTTTTCTATCTCCTTCGTGATGAAATTCACTTGTAAGATCATATCTTACTGTATAGTTACCAGTATATCTTTGACTAGTTGCAGCTGATGTTTCATTAAGTGCTGCTCTTGTAATATGTGTTGTTCCAGTAACTGTTTCTTTACTATCTCCTGTTACTGTAAGATCTTTAGTATTTGCTGTTGTTTTAAAACTGTTTCTTACTCTCAAATTAACATTGTTTGCATCTATGTTCCAATCTTTCAAAATAAATGTATTACAGTTTGCACCAATATAGAGATTACAAACACCTCCAATGTAAACATGATCATTCTTTGCTACTACTGTATAATTATTTGCTACTATCCTAGTTGATTTAACACCTTGACTATCAATCTCATAAAATGTTCCTGACTTATGGTATTCATGGATCCTTTCATTGTTTGGCGTATCATCATATTCTTTTATATGACCGCTTTGAGTTGCAAAAACATGGTTATTTGGATACACAGCAGCATAAGGACTATTTGGTTCTGCCCAATTGTTTGCTGCTGGTTTTTCACCACCACATAATGCTATAGTTACATTAGAAGTTTTAGAATTATTTTTAGCTGCTATAACAACATGAGCATTATTGGCATCATTACGAGCTAATCTATTAGTATCTGGTTCATGTGCAGCTGTTGGAAATCTTCCTTCAGGATCATTAAAACCTATACCTTTATTATCTTTGTGAGCAGCATGACTAGGAATACCTGGAATGGATCCAAATATCATTGGTTGTTGTGCAGCTTCGCCATCTAAGAAAAATCCTATTACCCAACTTCCTTGTTTTAAACCATTTGGAGAAGTACCAACACCTGATATACTAGCATTATTAGCTGGCATAATAACTTGAGCCCAAGGTAAACTTGATATAGGTATAGCACCTCTACTTGGTGTATGCCATTCATAACATCTTACTTTGACTCTTCCAAGTTTTAAAGGATCTAAAATATTCTCAACAACACCAAAAAACCAAACAAATCCGTTTAATCCCAGATATTGTTTATTCATTTTATCACTAGCCACTATCCGCTCCTAACTGTGCAATTTTTTCAATGCTAATGTTTAAACTATCTTTAATACAAGTTATCATAGTTACATACGAACCTGAAGATAACAAATATGATTGTCTTACATCAACAACTAACATTCTTGGTTCTGTTTGACCTAATATATTTAAATATCTTTTATCAGTTTGATGAGAATCTGGAATAAAAACATGAATAATATCACCAGCTTTGAGTTCACTATTTCCAGGTACTGTCATATCAAGTACTATACTGTCTAAAGTAGCTAATGACCCAACTTCTCTTCCTATTTTTAGATGTCTAAGTTTTGGATTTTTTAATTTAGGGTCATCTCTTACAAATGCAACCATTCTATACTTAGCATCTTCATTCTTCAACGTTCCATTTAATTTATCCAACATTTCATCAGGATCTTTTTTATCAATTGGATAAAAATAAGGAGTTTGTTTATATGAAGGATGTTCATTCCCAGAAAATTGAGTTATGTTTCCTGTAGGAATACTACTACTTAATAAATCAGTTGCAATATATCTTGTTTGTGTTGAACCTATTTTTCTATACATATTTTGCTCAGCGTCACTCATCAATTTAGCTGCACTTGGACCAGATTCAAGTGGTGTCAAATTTGGCCATTCAGTATTATATGAAAATATTTGTTCGTCATATTTTTTTGTTAACAAGTCTATAGCAACGATCCTGTTACCATATAACCCTAACTCTAAGTTATTCATAGTATCAAATGTTTTTCTAAAAGAAAATGAAATAATACTATTTCTAAGACTAAGATTAGTATTATCAATATTACCTTCTTCTATTTCACCTGTATCATTTACACCAACGTCTTTTAAATAATATGTGTATAAAAAATCTTGATCTTTAAGTTGACTCAATGTTTTCAAATGAAAACCTTGATGATTTTGATAAAACATATAATTACTAGTATCATTT